CACCAGCAGATAGAGATGCTGTAAAGTTACTATTAACTTGTGTGAATGTTAGACCTGCACCAGCAGTACCCCAATTTGTACCACCTGGTTGATGTCCTGTCCACCAAATATATCTTGACTTATCGTTGATAACATTCTTATAATAGTTAGACGATCCATCAGCTGATTTAGCGTCAGATGCCTTAGATACAAATGCCCATTTCTCTACAACGGTATTTGCCGCACCAGTAAATTTACCATCTTCGTCGATAACAATAACGTGTAATTCGTCGTTACTACCACCTACTGAAGTAACATATTCAGATGTTCCTGGAGCAATACCAAAGTTATCTGCATATTCCCACTTACGTAGAATTGCAGTACCAGCAACGATACCACCTGTACCAACTGCTGTACCAACACCAATCGAAGTTGCAGTTAGACTTGCAACACGAACATATGATACACCATCGTCATAAGAGATTAAATCTCCTACTACTAGGTTAGCAGTTGCTGAACCAGTTACGTTAATTGTTGTTGCACCAGCAGATGTAGCATTACATGTTACTGATGTTGTTGATGTTAGGTTAGATGCAAACGCAGCAGCAGAAGGACAGATAGAAATCTTTAATGAATTTCCAATGTCGCCTGCCCATTTTGCAGTAAGAGGACCATTTGATGAGTTTGCTGTACTATGATTCAATTCATAGTCGGTGTTGTTCTCAATAAGTATACCTGCGCCATTTGCAGTAGCGTTAAGTGTTGATGTTGTGTTTGCGGCACGAACAATACGTAATGAGTTTGAGTATGCTAAAAAGTTTGCTGCAGAGAACCAGTATTCATAGTTGCTAGACGTTGGTGTACCAAAACGGTCAGCAAGACGATTTTCATCAGAAATAGTAATCACTTCATTGACTGGACCCCAAGAAAACGGACCGGCAAAAGCACCAGTAGAGGTACTTGTAGACGGTATAACAGTAGTCAGGTCAACTTCTGATACGCTTACGCCAGCTGAAAGTTGAACAGACTGTGGATTTCTAAATGCCATTGGATTTCTCCTTTAGTTGAGGGATCAAATTTTTTCTTTATTGTCTATTTAGTTTTTTATAAACTTGATGTTGGATACCCCAAATTTTGTGCATAACGCCATTTGTCCTGTCCATCGTCATATTCTTCGGGTTGTAAACCGTTGTCTATGATTCCAACAGGTGTCAAATCTTCATCTACTAACATGTTATTTTCTTCTAACATGATTTTTCTAACGTCAATATTTGTTGATTCACGGAAGTAACTTTGTGCTGCCAACCATGCAAACAAAACTAGACCCATAACTAAGTCGTCATTATTTCCTTCTTCCGCTCGATAGGTATCCAAATAACGGGAGAAAGTATTCATTTCCGCAATAGTATCAAAGTCGTGAATAATCAACTTATCATTTTCCACTAGTGTTTTTAAGTTTGCACAACCAATCTTTTTGACCGACTTAGTTGTACGTACACCAAATGTTGCGGCACGTTTAAAACCACCAGAGATACTTTGACCTTTGATGTGATGATGTTCTACTTTATAAATGTTCTCATATTCCAAGTCGTAGTGCATAATATCTACAACTTGTTTACCAATACTGTTTGTCTCAATCAATACAAACGCTTCATTATACTTTTTCGCCAAGGAGTAGATGATTGTAGGAAGAAATAGTAATGGTATTTTGTTGCTGCGATACTTTGCAACTTGTACATATGGTGACTCCGTTACATCTAATACATTAATCGTTGAATAATCTTGTTCCACACCTTCTGATGGGTCAACACATGCAATATACATTCGCCCAGGTTGTGGTCTAACAAATATATCCAAACCTTCTTGACTTTCAACTGGATTTGAGTATGCCAGAGTTTTAAGTTTAGAACCAGAAATAAGAGTTGCAGTTGAACCAATAAACTCTGTTTCAAATTCTTGTCGGAACTGTTCTTCAGAAGTGTTCCGTATAGTTTCTTCTTTCCATGCAAAGTCTCTACCTGGGACCATTGACCAGTGGACTTCAATTGTCTTATAATTAGAACGTCCTTCTGATGCATCTTTCCACATCTTGTAGAATAGATTCAATCCGTTTGGAGTTGAAACAATAATTACTTTAGATGTTTTACCAGACGAGATAACAGGATACGTTGATGTAAAGAATTCAGTTGCCATGTTATGTGGTACGAACGCAAACTCATCAAGGAAGATTAAGTTGTACGTACCACCTCGAACACCTGCAGCTGATGTCGCATATGCAAATATCTTTGAACCATTCTCAAGTTCTAGTGACCGTTTGTTCCAAGTAATAATACCTTGTTGCAACCAGATAGGAAGATATTCATATGCCTTCTGTATCTTTCCAAGAATGTCTTGCGCCAACTGTCCTTTGTTTGCAAGAATACCTACTGTATATTCTTCTTGGAAAAGTACACACCATAACATATAACCGACTGTAGTTGTTGTCTTACCAACTTGTCGTGGCATCTTTGCGATGCAGAAACGATTGCTGTGAAAATCACGAACCATGTCCTCTTGAAAGTTCCACATGTTAAATGGAACAAGACCATGGTCCACGTTTACAATCTTGACATAATTCTTAATAAAGTATACTGGATCTTCTGTACACTTTAAAATTTCTGCTACTTGTTCTTCCGTGTAGGAGAGTTCTACCCCTACACGTTTTAATCGTTCATTACCAAGATATCCGTCATTCATTATTTTATAATACTACTAATCATCCATGCATGTTTTTGATGTTGGTCTAAAAGGTCTTGTAAGAAATTACCAATCGCAGGTTCGTTTGCACCTTCTGCTGCAGCAATACCTGCACGTAGATGTGTTATGAATCTATCGTTATCTACTTTTAATTCCATGAACATCATACGTGCATCTGGAATCGTAACTGCATCTGTACTTATGTCGCAGTATTCTAACATACGTGCCATTGAAGGTGGTGCATACACACCTAACATACGAAGTTTTTCTGCAATCAAATCTGTATTTAACCATACGGCATTATATAATACTCCTAGGAATGCATGATAATCATTGAAGTTTTCACCTTCAACATTCCAATGAAATGAATGTGCCTTAAAATACAAACCAAAATTTGTACCTAGGATAGTACGTAATTGTTGAATTAATGTTTCCATTAGGTTTCCTGTTTATTATTTTTTAAAAATTTAACTAATTCGGTAGTAGAACCAACAAAGACTGCCTTGTCTACATTTATGTTTTTACTCTTTGCAGTCTCACCTGTCAAATCTTGTTTGCGTTTCTGAATCTCCATCAAGTCTTTATTCAAGTCTGAGAGATTCTTAATTAATGTTGCCGCAACTTCATATGCCCTAGGTGCTTCTGATTCTTTTGCCACAGTCAAAAGATTATTCAATGCAGAGTTACCACTATTAATTAGTTCCCTAATATTTGTTCTGGCAAAGTCTGCATCATCTGAAACTACTGGATTATTTATTGGAACGATTTCTTGACTTATTTGAACGGCATCTAATGGTTCAATGTCAAAAACGTCAGAAAGGTTTTGGTCTAATTTTTTCATGATGCATCTGGAGCCTCAATTATAATCTCTGCAAATCCAAACTCATCATCAGGAGTATCTGGAGAAGTGTTTGCAGGGTCGGTTTGTGTATTGATGTTCACATAAACTTGTGATGTATTTGCGATGTCAATAATACTTGTATTTGCACCACGAATAATCTTGGAGTCTTTTACTCCTGGGAATATGTAACCTTTAACTGTAAACGATAAGTTCCAAATAATTAAACGAGTAGTCATGAAGTCACCTTCATAATCTACTTCATTTGAAACTGAGTTTAGAATAATAGGTAAGTCATATGAACGATTTAAATCTGGTACTAACTTTGCAGTTACAGTAAAGTCTGGTGTAAAGAAAGGTAAAATCTGTTCTAATATTTGCGTACCATCTTCTGTATTACGTACATAAATTGCAGCGTCAAACGTAAAGTCGTATGGTACTGGAAGATATTGTGTCTTTGATGATGTATTTGTATCGGTAGAACAATTCATCAATGTTGTTTGTTGTTTACGAGATGAATCGTAATTCATACCAGTAAGTTCAAATGAAATACGTGGTACAACTATATTGACTGATTTTGTTAGTGTTGGATCAGATGTGATACGTACAAGATATTTTTCTTTTGCACCATAAGACAAAGGTACTTTAAACTTTTCTTTTGCAGTCAGACCATCCTTAGTGTATCTTACTAATTGAATGTCGTTTAGAACTGTACCCATCGCAATAACAATTTTGCGAATGGTACGATTGTAAAAGTGTGCGTTACCTAACATTATGGCTCACCAAATGGATTAACTTCAGTAAAATCAATGATATCATCCGATTCGAATTCAATAGCATTATTATCAATCAAATCTTCTGTTTGTGTATCAAATGGTGTCATGTCGTCTATTGTTCTATTCATTGTATATGATGCATTACTTGTTGCACCTATTACTATAGTTCCGTTTGCGAAGTTTCCTTGAACACGAATAACTTGAATATAATTGTTTCCGAGTAGATTGTATGAATGAACTATCGCTTGTGCAGTTGCATTTGCAAGGTCAGGTCCCTGATATACAATCTCTCCTTCAATATATGTACCTGTTCCTGTTTCTGAAAACGGAATGTTTGTTCTTCTATACAAGTCAAATACTTGTTCATCAACTTCAGTAACTCCAGTTTCTATAATCTCATCTGAGAATACGAACTGTTTCAACTTCAATGCATACACATAAACATTACCACCACGACCACGTCCTAACGTATAGAACATCGCTTGGTCATTTTCATGTTCAACAAAAGTTATTTCAAAAAAGTTTTGTAGTAAAGGTATATAAACTAAATCACCTTCACGTGGACGAATTAATCCTTGTGCTGACGTTGTATATTTAAATCTACG